TTGTTAAACATGATGATACTTCAGGACTTCATGGTAGTCAACCTGTTAAAAGTTATGATTTTTCAACAGTCAGTACTCCACTTCAAGGAGGAATGACACAAGCAAACTTAGAAGCAACAGGAAAAGCATCACAACCTGCAGAACAGAAACCACAATATACAAGTCTTAAAGAGTTTCTTAGTGGTAAAACTAATACCTTACAAGATTATTTAGATCAAAACAATAGAGCTAAATTAGTACAACAGTTTAGTAAGGATTTTAACTTAGATCAAAAAGGCAGAAACATAGCAATGCCTATGATAGAAAAAATGGAAAGTATAAAAGCAAAATATGAACCTAAATTGCTTGAGTTACAATTTAAACTTGAAAATAATCAAATTGATCCAAAAGAAGCTCAAAATCAAATGAATACTGTTTATGCGTTACAAATGGCAGAACAACAACAAGTAGGAAAAAACAATGCATCTTTAAGTCAAGACATAGCAATGCAACAATCTAATCTACAAAAACAATTTGAAGATGCTTTTTTTAAACAGTATAAACCTGTAGGACAGGGAAATACAATCAGTAAACCAATGGCGTTCAATGAAGGTGGTACAGTTATGGAAGAACAAATGGAATTATTTGATGAAGGTGGTATGAAAGATGATGGTGGGGAAAAAGATCCTGTATCAGGAAATGATGTACCATCAGGATCAATGGCAAAAGAAGTACGAGATGATGTGCCTGCTATGGTTAGCGAAGGTGAATTTATTTTTCCTGCAGATGTAACACGCTTTATAGGTTTAAATAATTTAATGGAAATGCGACAAGATGCTAAGATGGGATTAAAGAAAATGGAAGCTATGGGTCAGTTAGGTAATCCTGAAGATGCTGACCTTCCTGATGATATTCCATTTGATGCTGCTGATATTCTTATTATGAGTGATATGGAAGAAGAAGAAGAAGTTGAAAAGAAAGCACAAGGCGGTGTATTTGGATATCAAGAAGGAACTGCAGGGCCTGAAGCAGCAGATAAGTATTTTAATATACAGAAAGAAGCAAACAAACAATACGCTAAAACATATGCATATTATAAAAATGATGCAGGTGATATGAAAGCTATACTGACTGACTATAGAGGACAGCCACTTGAACCTGTGCCATCTGGATACAAGCTTATGTTAAATGAAGATGGATCTCCTGTAACAAAAAAACCTGAGAAAGCTCCTGACGATATTGAAGCAACTCAACCTGCACCTGCAGAACAAACATCTAATAACGAGCGTGAGGCTGAACCTGATCCTATGTATTCATCTGAATATCTTGCTGATAAGTTTAAAGGAGATGTGATTACTGATAAGAATGGTAATCCTATTAGCATGACAGAGCAAGGATATAATGCAGTATTAACATCAGCACAAAGACTTGGACTGTCAGCTAATGACTATTTTAGTTTACCTATGTCTGCACGTATGGAGTTAGCAGGAGAAGAAATGAAAGCCTTGTTTGGTGGTACAGCCGATACTAAAAAAGCAAGTGATGTTTTAAGGCAAGTACAAAGTGGTGAATGGAAAGGTGGCAGTGGATTTTTAAGTAGTTTATTTGGCGGTATCTTTGATAAGATTACAGGTTTATTTAGTCCTGATGGAGCTACAGATGAACAAGCAATTCAAAGTCTGGATAAAGCTAAACGTAATATTGATCCTTTAGCTAATTCTTACTCTGCTAATGTTCCTAATAGAGACAGACAAGCTACTGCATCAGAAAAACAAGGTGCCGCAAATAGAATGAAAAACAAGTACACAGGCCCACTTACTAGAGAAAAAAGAAAAAATGATTTAGCAACACGCTATGGTTATGATTCAAGTCCCGGTACTAATATGGGAAGACAAGCAATGGCAAATGCTAGAACTTCTCAAAGTAATGAAAATAGAAGAGATCAAGGAGATAAAGGTTTTGCCTCAGAGAATGCTATAAAAAATAGAACAGATTCATCGGGCAAAAAAGCAGGAGATACAGGGTATAAAAGTGCATTAAGAGAAAGAAAAGAAAGAGATAAATCTGTTGCAAAGGCAACTTCTAGAAACATTGAAGAAGGAAGAAAAACAGGTAATTATAGAGGATTTGCATCAGGAACAATGGTAACTAAACCTAAAAAGAAACCAACACCCAAGAGGAAGACTTTAGTACAAAAGAAATCCTAATTAGCTACTCACATATAGTGACCCTTGAAAGGAGAAATATCAATGGAACAAGCAACTGTGGCAGGTGAAATGCAACCTGAAAAGAAAATGGCATTTACCAATCGAAAGTATAGCAACGAAGAGAAGTTGAAAAAAGAAGAAGAAGAATTACAACAACTCTTAGATGAACAGAAAGGTGAAGTCAAGGAAGCAGAGGTTGAAGAAGATACTAAAAATTTATCTGCAGAAGAAAAGACATTTAAAAAACGCTATGGCGATTTACGTAGGCATCTTCAGAATAAAGAAAAAGAATTTGGAAGTCAGGTTGATGATTTAAAAAAACAACTAGACGAAGCCACACGTAAAGAAATAAATCTTCCTAAGACAGATGAAGACATAGAAGCATGGGCAAAGAAGTATCCTGATGTGGCAGCAATAGTAGAAACAATTGCAATTAAAAAAGCACAGGAACAAGCTAAACACTTAGAGTCACGTGTACGAGAGATTGATGAGATGCAGTCTAATGTACATAGAGAGAAAGCTGAAGCACAGTTACTAGCACTACATCCTGATTTTAATGAGATTAAGGAAACAGATGCATTTCACGAATGGGCAGATGAACAACCTAAATGGGTTCAAGATGCTTTATATGAAAATGAAACTGATGCTAAGTCTGCTGCAAGAGCAATTGATTTGTATAAAATTGATACAGGTATTGCTACAAAGCAAACAAAGAATACATCCAAAGATGCTGCTAAAAGTGTAATGACTAAAACAACTAAAGCTAGTCCAAACACTGCATCTGAAGGGATGTTTAGAGAATCAGATGTAAACAGTATGTCAGCACAAGAATACGAAAAGAATGCTGATATTATAATGGAAGCTATACGTAGTGGAAAGTTTATATATGATATGTCAGGAAATGCAAGATAGTTCTTGACAATTAGATAGTTATTGATATAACTATAAGTACTAGGTAAAGTGTTACCCGGAAACGACACTAACACTTTATATTCAACAAACACAAAATACTTATGGACTATCCAAATAAGTTTAAGCCGTTTATATCTACCTTAAACTGTTGGCCTCTTTATATAGTTTGTAGTTTGTATCTGTTTTGAAACTACTAAGGAGAATTTAATTATGGCGTTTCAAAAAGCTGCAGGACACGGAAATTTACCTAATGGTAATTTTAGTCCTATTATCTACAGCAAACAGGTGCAACTTGCGTTTCGTAAGTCATCTATTGTTGAAGCGATTACAAACTCTGACTACTTTGGAGAGATCGCAAATATGGGCGATTCGGTGAAAATCATCAAAGAGCCTGAAATCACAGTAAAGGAGTATGCACGTGGTACGCAAATCACTCCTCAAGATCTAGACGATGAAGAGTTCTCTCTTACCATCGACAAAGCAAACTATTTTGCATTTAAAGTCGATGACATAGAAGAAGCTCACAGTCACATCAACTTTGGCTCACTTGCCAGTGATCGTGCTGCCTATCGACTAGGTGATCAATTTGACCAAGACGTACTAGGTTACTTAACAGGCTTCAAGCAAGGAGCTATGCATGGTAATCCTAATACTGCAAACACAACAACTAATGGTACAGTAGCTGTAGCAGGTGCAGGATCTGATGAACTTCTAGGATCAATGAAACTAGATGCAACAGATTTTGGCACTGGTGGTTCTGGTGGAAGTTCTGTTGGCTTAAAGCCAAGAGGATCTGAAGCTGCTCCAACTGCTGCGGCAACAGCTAATCCATTAACTGTTATAGCAAGAATGGCTCGTAAACTTGACCAACAAAATGTGGACACACAAGGTAGATGGTTAGTTGTAGATCCAGTATTCTGTGAATTATTAAAAGATGAGGACTCAAGATTGTTTAACTCAGACTTTGGTGGTTCAGGACTACAAAATGGTCTAGTACTTAACAACCTACATGGTTTTAAAGTTTACATGTCAAACAATCTACCTTCAATAGGAACTGGCCCTGCTACCACAGGTGGCACAAATGCTAGTAACTATGGAATGATTGTTGCAGGACATTCTTCAGCAGTCGCAACAGCCGAGCAAATAAACAAGACCGAAACTTATCGTGATCCTGATTCATTTGCAGATATTGTTCGTGGCATGCATCTGTACGGAAGAAAGATTCTCAGACCTGAGAGTCTTGTCAACTGTAAATACAACTTGATATAGGGGGTGAATCATGGCTACAATTACAGCAACGCTTGAAGCTGCACATGGTAATGGTTCTATCGGTAGAAACCCTTACATGGTGCAAACTACTGTTGATCTAACGAAAAACAGTATTAACCCAAATGGTGACGTTGTTCAATGTCTCACTATTCCTGCCCACACTAAAATTATGGCGGCAGGTATGCAGGTTATGTCTAGTGCAACTATGAACACAGGTACTAACGCCACAGCTATCCTTGGTACAGGGGCAGATGACAATGAATATGTCGCTGCTTTTGATATTGATGGGGCTGCTGATGGTGCTTATGCTCCTTGTGCTGCAGTTGCAGATGACTTAATCATCGGCACTGCCGACACATTAGATTTAACTTTAACAGGTGGAGGTGCATCTTTTACTGCAGGATCTATTCGTGTATGGGCAATGCTAATGGATGTTAGTGACATGGGTGACATGACCGCTGATATAGTTGTCAGAGATATGTTAGCATAATTAGCTAGTATTAGTTAAGGGGGCAGGGAAACTTGCCCTCTTACTGTATATAAAAGGAGACTACTATGGGAATAACAACGGCACTCTGTAATACTTTTAAAAAAGAGTTATTGCAAGGTATCCATACATTTGGAACAGATACATTTAAATTAGCTTTAATTAAATCTGGTGAGTCAGGAACATATGATGCAACTACAGCTAACTATTCTGCAGTCACAGGCAATAGTGATGAGATAGGCAACACAGGTAACTATAGTGCAGGTGGTGCAAGTTTAACATCAGTTACAGTAACAGGCGGTTCAAGTGCATCAGTTGCTTATGTAGACTTTGCTGATGTTCAGTTTACTACGGCTACTATAGACGCTAATGGAGCCATCATATATAACTCTTCAGAGAGTAATAAAGCTGTAGCTATTATTAGTTTTGGATCAACACAATCATCAGACAATGGTACATTTACAGTAACAATGCCAGCAGCAGGAACGAGTACAGCAATTATCAGGATTAGCTAATGGCTCTAGTCTTAAAAGACAGAATTAAAGAAACATCAAATACCACAGGTCAGGGTACACTTACCCTAACTGGTGCTGTTGATGGTTTTCGTACCTTTGCCGACATAGGTAATACTAATACAACATATTATTGTATTACTGATGGAAATAACTTTGAAGTAGGTATAGGTACGTATACTGCTAGTGGTACAACTTTAGCTAGAACAACAGTGCTTCAAACATCTGCAGGTAATACAACTAAGATATCTTGCACAGGTAATCAAAAAGTATTTGTAACACAGCCTGCAAGTAAAGCTGCATATCTAGATGCAAGCAATGAATTGGTTGTTAATAATACTCCTCTTAGTACTATACAACAAAGATGGACAAAAACAGCTAGTAGCAATCAAACGGCATTTAGTGGAGCTGCAGATAGCAGTGGCCCGACACTAGCTGTTAATTCTACTTCTCACGTATTTTTAAATGGTATATTTCTAAAAGAAACAACTGACTATGCATTGTCAGGTGGCACTACAGTTACGCTTACTGCAGGTGCTACTCTAAATGACATAGTAGAGGTTATTACTTTTACACCTTTAACTACAGCAACTACAGGAATAACTAGTGGTAAAGTTCCTGTGTTTACTAGTGGTGTAGCTGATAATGACTTTCTCAAGATTGATGGTACATCTGTGGAAGGTAGGAGTGCTAGTGAAGTTAGAAGTGATCTTGGGCTTGGGTCATTAGCACTTTTGTCTCAAGTTGCTCAACCAAGTATGGCACTCAATACTGTTAATGAAGCAATCCTTCAAGTAAGCAACACTCCCACTAACAATTATTTTTTACAAGCACAGTCTGGTAATACTGGTGGTCTGACTTGGGCTGAAGTTGATCTAAGCTCTTATCTCACAAGCTCTACTGCATCATCTACTTATGCCCCATTAGCAGGGGCTACCTTTACAGGAGCGATTTCAGGAACTAACGCAACTTTATCTGGATACTTACGTGGCCCCTCAAGTTTTACAATAGACCCTGCAGCACATGGCGATAACACAGGAACTGTAGTGATTGCAGGTAATCTTCAGGTAGATGGCACAACAACAACGATCAATTCCACAACAGTAGCTATTGATGATTTGAACTTTTCAATTGCTACAGATGCAGCTGATTCAGCCGCGGCTAATGGTGCAGGCATTACCATAGGGGGTGCAGGGGCAACCTTTAATTATACTCATGCTGATACATCTTGGAATATGAACAAGTCTTTAAATATTACTGGTGCTGTAACTGCAACAACCACAATAAATGCAGGATCAAATGGTGGTTTTTATTTAACCCAAGATAGCAGTGAAAGTGTTATTAGGTCAGAAAGCCAACCTATAATTTTACAAACTTTTGCGTCAAGTGCTTGGAATGATAGATTAACTGTGACGAATGGTGGTAATGTTGGCATTGGAATAACCCCTGCTACAAAACTTGACGTTTCTAATGGAACAGAAAGGCATCAGGTATCTTTTGCTTCAGGTGAAGTATACTTAATGGCAAGAAATGCCAGTGCTTACATCACACAAGAATACATTGCTAATCAGCACGTATTTACAGGATATGGAGATAGTAGCAGTAACGAAGCTATGAGGCTAGATGGCTCTGGGAATTTATTGGTGGGAACGCTTGATACTTCTCTTTACAACAATACTTCTGGTGGTGGTTTAGTATATCGGCCTGGTAATGAATTAACTATTGCAGCAGAAACTAGCCCCCAATTAATTGTTAATCTTACTGGTAACGATGGTGAAATGATACGTTTTGCTGACGATGGCAGCACTGTAGGGTATATTGGACTAGAGTCAGGTTCAATACACATTGGTGGGGGAGATGTAGGCATAGGATTTTATCAAAGTGCTGATGCACTTGTGCCACTTAATCCTGCTAGTGGGGCGTTAAGAAATGAACAGATAGATTTAGGACTTGCTAGTGGGGGTCGATACAAAGATGTGCATTGTCAAGGTATGTATGTTGGAGCAACAAACACAAGCTATGACTTTTACAACAATGGAACTACTTATCTTAATGGTGCTTTAACTGTAGATAATTTTTTAACTGTATCTGGTACTGGCGCAGGAGTTTCTATAGATGGTGGAACATCAAACAATGGTACTGACGCTACTTTATATGTAACTGCTACCAATAATAATGATTGGGGTCTTATTATAGATAAAGCTTCAGCAGGTGAATATGCACAAGATATACGTGTAGCAACTGGTGCTAGTTATGCATTTCGTGTAGTTGGAGGTGGTGCAGAACAATTTAGGATTACTGGAACAGGACAGGTCTATTCACAAAGCTCAATTTATGCAACTCAATTTGTTGATATTAATAGTAGTACTTATTTAGTTGATCCTGCTAGTACTTCAAAACTTAATTATTTAAATCTACTAGGTACATTACAAAGTGATGGAAATTCTGGCACATCTGGTCAAGTTTTTACATCAAATGGGGGTAGTAGGCCAACATGGCAAGATGCAGGAGGATCAGGGTGGGAACACGTTACTACATATGAAGGAAATGGTAGTGATTTATATTGGGAAATTACTGTGGAAAGAGGCTATTATTATAAAGTTTATTTTTGGGATGTACAAATAAATAATGGTGGTTCAAGAAATTGGGATATTAGGTTTAACAATTATACTAATGGCTTACAGAAAGATCATAATAATAATTACATAACTGGACAAGGTTGGGCAGGTTGGCATTATACTGGGGGCAATAGCCAAGCTTCCTATAATGGAAGTGCAGAAAGAGATGCTGATAATAGTTCTGGCTCAACAGGTTGGTATAGTCTTAGTGGAATGGGTGATACTGGCAGTGGTTATGGAGCTTCCTATGGTAATTTTGAATATTATCAACCTGCAAGACTAGGTAGTAGTGGTGGTACGAATAACCCCATATTTAAAATTGAATTTACTAATAACTATAGACGAGAATTTGGGATTCAGAAACTTCAAGTTGATGGAACATCAGGGTCTTCAACTGATGCTACTTTTATAAATAAAATTAGAGTTTCTACTTTGCAATACATCAACAGTGGGTTCTATGGTAAATTTAGGATTATGCGATTAAAGGATATATAGGAAACTACAATGACAGAAAAAAGAACACAGACAGGTACAGTTATTGCAGTAGATGGAACAATGACAAGAGTAACTATTGATGAGGACAGTCCTGATTGGGTTGAGCCACTTACAGAAGAACAAATTAAAGAAGCAATAGAAAAAGACAAGGCAACTGTGTGGAGGCAAATACGTAATGAAACATTAGGAAAAAGTGATTATGTTGTTTCGGTTGCCAATGAGTCTGGAGGTAGTGTTTCTGATGAGTGGAAAACTTATAGACAAGCTCTAAGAGATTTACCAACTCATAAAAATTGGCCTAATCTAGAGGATGATGATTTTCCTAATGAGCCAGGCAAAGATGAAAAATGGAATAGAGAAAGATTTGGGCCACGAGTATAGATAATATAGGAGAAATAATGACTGAAGAAACAAAACCTTTACCAACAATTGTTTGGAACGAAAAAGAATACAAACAAGAAGACTTAACTGATACACAAAAATATTTATTTGCACATCTTTTAGATATACAAAAGAAAGAACAAAATGCAAAATTTGCAATGGATCAAGTCCTGGCAATGAAAGAAGTATTTAGTGCTAAACTAGAAAAAGAAATGGAAATTAGGAAAGAATAAATGTCAAAAGCATTAGACCGCAGTCAAAGAGCAGGATCAGACCCTATACAAATTGGTAGCACAAAACTTGTTACCGATAGTAATAATGATTTAACAGTTCAAGACACCAGTAATAATACTAAGAAATTAATTGCTAGTGAAGTTCACATAGGTACTGGCTCTGATAAAGTTATTCTCAAAAGAAGTAGTTCAGATGGAAAGCTTCAACTGCAAACAACAGATGGATCTTCAACAACAGATAGTGAAGTTTCGTCTGACAGTAGCAGTGGATCAGGTACAACTGTCTATGCAAACATTGCTGCTATGGTTGCTGTATCTTCCCCTGCAGCAGGATCACAAGCTTTAGTTACTGCAAATAAAGGTCTTTACATTTATAATGGATCTGGGTGGTACAAAATTGCAACAGTAAATACTTCTCCTTCACTGGTAAGCCCTGCAACAGGAACAGATATTGTAATGGCTACAGATGGTGCTGCCGCATCTATTGAGCTTGTAGCTACAGATGCAGATGAAGGAACAGTTTTACAAAATTCATATACTGTGTCTACTGGTTCCCTCACAAATGGTGGTGGCACAACGGCAACAGTAACAAGCAGTGCTACATCTAATGGTACATATTCTGCACTAGCAGCAGGAGCATCAACAACTAACAGATTTTTTAAAGTAACCCCAACTACAAATACTGACCATCAGGGCAGTTTTTCACTTCAATTTTCAATATCTGATGGTACAAATGCTGCCACAACAGTACAAAATTTTGCTTTAGCATTTGCAGTTTCAGGTTCACTTTACTTTGATGGAACTGGCGATTACTTATCAATAGCAGACAGTGATGATTGGCATTTTGGCACTGGTGATTTTACATTAGAGGCATGGGTTTATTCTAACTCTTTTGCTAATGGTTATAATGGTATCATAGCTCAATGGCCTCAAAATGGTGGTAATGCAAATAACTCTTTTGTTTTAGAAACAGTTGGTACTGAATTAGATTTTTATACTGTGCATGGTGGAACTACACTAACTAGTCATACAGGATCAATAACTTTAGATTTATATAAATGGTATCATGTTGCTGTGCAAAGATCTAGTGGAACTATAAAATCATATGTAAATGGGATTGAAGATTTTTCTGTTAGTAATAATAACAATTTTAATAATCCCTCTTCGCCTGTAACAGTTGGTGGAGGAGTTGTTGGTACTGGTGGAAGTTGGAATGGTTATATTTCAAATGCAAGAATTGTAAAAGGCACTGCTGTTTATACTCCAACTACTCCTAATGTTGGTTCTTCAGCAGTTGCAACTACTGGATTGTTATCAACTCCTACTTCTTTACCGAATTGGGGAACTACTTGGACATTAGAAACATGGGTATACATGACTAATAATGGTAGTTATAATGTATTTTTTGAGGGAAAACCTAATGGTAATAATTTTGGATATCTTGCTAGAAGATCAAGTGGTACATTAGATGTATATTATGTAGGTGGGTTTGCAGATACTCCTGGCAGTGGAACAATTAATTTAAATCAATGGCATCACATTGCTTTATCTAATAATTCTGGTTCTATAAAAGTTTTTATAGATGGTGTTCAAACTGCTAGTGGCACTGCTAATACAGCAATTTTTCCTAATGGATCTGGACAACTTCATATGATGTCACAAGGTGATACTGTTTGGCAAACAAAAGGCTATATGTCTGACACACGACTTGTAATTGGTACATCTGTTTATAGTGGTGCTTTTACTCCACCTTCTGATAAACTTACAAAAACTGGTGGAACGTATCCTTCTACTACAAATGTCAATACATCATTCCCAGCTGCCCATACGTATTTGCTTACAAATCAAACAACTTCTGGATCAACTATATCAGATAATAGTGATCAAAATTATACTATGGTTACAGGTGGCTCTCTTGCAGGCAGTACAACAAAACCATATTCTAATTTTATTACTACTCCAACTAAACCCCTAACTGCTATAACGAACACGAAACTTTTGGTTGGATCAAATTCTGATGCTACTACTGTAACAAATGGTTCATACTTATTTAATGCAAGCAGTGAAAATTTATTAGTATCACATTCTGATATGTCATTTGGAACTGGCGATTGGACTATAGATTTTTGGTTTAAATTATTAGCGAATACTGGAAGCAATCAATGGTTGTTATTCTTCGGGCCTAGTAATGCTTCAGATAATACCGAAAGTATTCATGTATATTTTCCTTCTAATAGACAGTTAACTTTTTGGGATTTCTCTGGTGGAGGTTTTTATGGGCTTCTTGGAGTACCTACAAATAATGTATGGTATCATGTAAGATATGTACGTCATGGGCTTAATCACTACCAGTTTCTTGATGGTAATTGCTATGAAGCATACGCTTCTGGTAACTCTAGTGCTAGGGGTAATATTATTACGACAGGTCAGTCCTTTGTTGCAGGGAATAGTTATGATCATAACCCTTCATCTAATGATGCTCTTCGTATTGGAGGAGGTTATTCTGGTGGATATGGTCTTTCAAATGGATTGCTATTAAGTAATCTTAGAGTTGTAAAAGGTACAGCTTTAAATACATCAGCAGCAGGGTTTGCTAGACCAACAGCACCTTTAACTGCCGTAAGTGGTACAGTATTGCTAACGGCTCAAAATGGCACTGGTAATCCTACAGTGGACAATAGTGGTACTAATAAAACTATTAGTGTCGCTCAAGGAAGTCCAACAACAGATACAAGAAATATTGAACTTGCAACTTCTGATGAGAGTGCTTCAAGTCTTTCGATTACTGAAAATGGGAATACGGCATTTAGTTATGTAAGTCCATTTGATAATCCTTCTGGTGGATCTACAAAATTTGATGGAACTGGAGATTATGTAGAAACTCCTTCACACGCATCATTGCAATTTGGTACTGGAAATTTTACAGTAGAATTTTGGGTATATACTGGTAGTTTGGCTGCAACTATAATGCCATTCGACACAAACTATAGTGGTGGTGGTATAGGCATATATATTGGTGGAGGTGGCGATGTTAATCATGGTAAACTCTTTGTGTGGGCAACTGGGGGTAACACACTTATTAATGATGGAACTGGAACTGCACCCTTGATGCAAGAAAACACTTGGTATCATGTTGCATTAGTTAGAAATGGTGGTCAGCTAAGATGTTATCAAAATGGTGTAATGATTACTTCTTCATCTGGAGCTGCATCTAATGATGGAAGTCATGCTTCTACTACTAATTATACTCAACAAAAAGTAACGATTGGTGTTAAACAAACTAATCATAGCACTTTTGCACACAATGGATATATATCTAATTTTAGAGTAGTTGTGGGTTCAGCAGTTTATACTTCTGGAGATAGCAGTTTTACAGCACCAACTAGTGCATTGACTGCAATAACTAATACACAACTCTTAACATGCCAAAATTCTACTGGTGCAATTACAGATGCAAGTAGTAATAATTATACTCTGGTCATAGGAAATGATGCAATTGCTACTAAGTTTGTTCCATTCTAATGAGGAAATAAAATGTCATTTGGCTCACTGTCATTTAGTGAAGATTCCTTTTCAAGTGAAGGAAGTGCAGGTGTTAATGTAACACTAGCTTCTGTATCTGCTACCTTATCTTTAGGTTCAGTTACAGTACAGGGTGCAACAAATGTAGTTTTACCTAGTCAAGTATTAACTACGCATCTTGGAACGATTGCTTTTAGTGGCGATGCAAGTTTTCTTTTAGATGCTGTTAGTGCAACATTAGCTCTAGGCACAGTAGCCACTGAAGGTTCAGGTAATGTATCCTTATCTGGTTTAGCGTTAAACCATAATATAGGTAACATTAGTATTATTGGAAATGCTGTTGTTAGTGTAGCAGCATATATAGGAAATAACGAAACTCATATAACAAGCAATGTAGGAACTGTTACTACATCAGGCACTGCTACAATTGAATTAGCTTCTGTTACTGGCACATTGGCTTTAGGTACTGTACAATTAAGTGGTGACGCTACCTTTGCAATTGATACTGCAACATCTATCTATGGAACAGATGTATATGGTACTGGTATATTTATTAGTAATTCTTTTGTACCTGCTTTAGAGAGTGCAATAGGCACAGTAAGTATTGTTGGCAATGCAAATATCACACTAGTTGGTATACAAGGCACACTAGCAATTAATCCACCCACTGTAATTGCAAATGCAGTAGTCGATCTATCTTCTCTTGGTTCATTAACTACAGCATTAGGAACAGTTACTACAGTAGGAAATGCAAACGTAACTCTACCTTCAGTTTCAGGAGTTATGGCATTAGGAACTATAAGTGTTGTAGGCAACGCTAACATCACCATTACTGGTTACGCAATGCAGTTAACTTTTGATGATGTAATTGTAACAGCAATACGACAAGACGATTATAATAAAGGTAGAACTGTATTTGTTCCTTACAGACAAAGTGGCATAAGAAGTACAAATACTATAGCAACACAAAGTAGAACAGTAATTGTACCACCAAGAAATCATGTAGTAAAAACTACAAAGATAGCAGCATAAAGGAAAACACATGTCGTTTAAATGGCCTAACAAAGACCCTGATGAAACCTTAGACTATAGCATGGATTGGTCTAGGTTTTTAGGGTATGATCATTCCACAAGTTCAGGTACTGTTATTGTATCTAATCTATGGTTTATTGACGATGCTAGTGGGGTAAAAACACAAATTAGTGGGTCAGAAAATACCACAGTCAATGGTATAACAACAGTGTTTAGTGGTATATTAAGGGATAGTACTAACACAGTTTGCACATTAAGATTAAGTAGTGGTACAGTTAATCAAACGTATAAGATTACATCACAGATAACAGACGATACAGGACTTATATCTGAACGAGTAGTAAAGTTACGTATTAAGGAAAACTAATATGGCATACAATTATTTAGACTTAGTAAATGAAATTAATAG